GGGATTTGGTCGAGGAGTCACATCTTCCTCGATCAGGGGCTTTAACCCTGCGATCCACGTCGCGCGAATGAGTCGGCCTTCTCTTTATCACTATAGTGATCAGGGAGAGAGTACATCTCAGGGACTTCTTCCCGAACTATCTTAAGACGTTCGGATTCCCAAACCGGTCTCCACATGACTTTATACTCATTGCTAGCATTAGCTGGCTTAAGTTTTGTCGTGTTAGCCATCTTACGTAGCTTAGCTACCAGATTGCTGTCCGATTTGAAATCCATTCGAATCTCTTCAAGTTCAGGAACCACATCTCCATATAGGAATTGTGTCCCTTCGAGACCCTCCAGTAGAGGTCTCTTCTCATTCACCGCATAATCGGCGAAAGTGGGATTGGTGCAGATATAAGTTTCCCAACCTAATGCTTTACTCCAAGCATCCTCTTTTCCTTGCTTCCAGCGAGCGAAGGGGTATGTGAACTTCTGTGAAGCACCCGCCCTCTTGAGGGTTCCGCGCTTAGTATTCAAATACCGGAGTACAACAGCGGCCAGTTTAAGATCTGGCAATGCACGGTCGTCCAGTGGTGGCAGACCTAGTCCCCCGAGTGGTCCTGGCAAAAACCAGGGTCGTCCGGAGGCCTTAAGACCTTCTACATGTGTGTCTATGTAGAGCTGGAGTGCACGTTTCTTGTCTGTGGAGGTTTCGACAAGTTCTGTTGCAAGAAGACCGCAGACCGAGGGTCCGCATAGGTCCTTATACCCACGTGGTGTAGTGGATTTGGTGACATCACTGTCACGGAGATCGACCTCGCGTCTCCACACAACATTCCAGAGATGTTCCACACGTGGACCCCTTATGTACTTAAAGGGTGTCTTCACGGTATTTCGGAAGTAAAACTGGGAATTGACACAGCAAATGTTTCGAGCTATGTAATTCTTACCGAGAGATTTGGTGAAGCCGACCTGTGCAATACAGGCTTCCCATTCCTTCTCGTGTTGGGCTGGGTCCCCATCAAGACCCATAAGGAGATCGTCCCCGTTCACGATCAGTGGGAGTTCCCATGGACACTGTTCCAATTCAGGATCAAGATAGATCCAGTTAACAGCAAGGTTTACGATGCAGAGTACAGGGAAGCTGAGAAAGCTCCCCATCATCTGACCGCGTTGTTGCATCACTGGATCCAAACCTGTCTTAGGAGGATAATGTACCTCGTGGTTAAC